TCGTTTCTTTGATCATCGGATCTTGCTTCGCACCAAACATCGAAGCAATGACCGTTGACCATGTGTCCGCTTGTCCTGAAAACATAGCGCCGGAAGTTTGTTTTTCTGTTTTTGCGCCCTGCATTGCTGACTCGTTTCGAACATCATTGCCGAGCCAGTTTTCGGCAGTTCCTTTTAACCCCTCGCCCCATGTTTTCCATTCAGTGACCTTTGTTTCACCAAACTGTTTTGCGCCAGCAAGCAATGGCGCGGCCTTCTCCATTGCCGTTCCGAACAATGCAGTCAGTTTTGAACCGTCCACTGCCTGTGGTAGTGCTGCTGCCAGATCGGATGCCGCCGGTGCTGGTGGCAGTTCCTGAGACTGCAGCGTGTTCATTAAACCGCCAAGGCGATTCTGTGCTTCCTGAAGTGGTGTAACGCCTTGTGCTGCCGCTGCATCAGCATTGCCTGTGAAATGATCCCGCAAAGACTGCCCTGCCTCGAGTCCCCAGTTTGTCGGGCTCATGGCTTTCGCGATGTTTTTGCCAGCCTCCCACGCCTTCGCGATCATCGCCGCAAGCATCTCGTCCCATTTGACCTTGATCGATTCCACAACCACGTCAAAAGATGCTGTCAGCACGTCAGACAGAAACTTCATTTTATCCGGCAGCATGTTGAACTTTTGCAGGATCTCGTTCGCTACCGTGACCATGCTTGTCAGGTTCGGCAAAACTGCCGTCCCAATTTCACGGCCGAGTGTCTGCACGTTTTCAACGAGTGAATTCCACTGGCCTGTGAATGTTTCGTTGATTCGTGCCATCATATCGTGAAACCGACCACCTTCACCGGTGAGACTCAGCAAAGCCGTCTGCATGTCAGTGAAGCTAATCTGGCCAGCTTCCGACATTGTCAAAATTTCCGACGTGCTCTTGTTTAGCGTTTTTGACAGAGCTCCGATAATACCGACGCCGTTTTCTGCGAACTGCCGAATCTCTTGACCCTGCAATTTCCCTTTATTCATTACGTCTGTGTATGCCTTCGACAGAAATCCGAGCTTATTGGCGTCTCCCATCGCAAGGTCGCCAAGAAGCTGCAGCGTGCTCATGATCTGAGTGTCCGCGACACCTGAAGCCAGTAAGCTTTTTGTTGCATCAGCAGCAGACTCCAAATTGAATGAAGTCCGAGCTGCGAACCTTTCGACGTCTTTGAAAAGTGCTGCGCCTTTTTCAGCAGAGCCGGTCAAAACCTCAAATTGAATCTGTGCGGTCTGCGCGTCAGCCGCCAATTGCGCGACGCTTTGTCCGAGTGAAAGAATCCCGCCGATTGCCTTGCCGCCAATATCAGCAATCGCAATACCGCTCACAATTGAACCGACCGACGCAGCGAACGATTTTGCCTGACCTTGAGCTTTTGACAGCCCGCTCTGAAAGTTTCGCCCGTCAACACTTAGACGTGTGACCAGATCACCAATGACAGCCATTTATTGTGATCCTTTCAACATCTTCAGGTGACTGGTGATAAGTGCCGCTGATTGCTTTGGAGACAACGGCGGAACGCTCGTCGTCTTTTTCAGCCACGGCAGAAAATCAGTTTCTTCAATTTTCTGGCCCATGATTCCAGCAATCAGAACACCAAGTTTCGCGACCACATGAGCAACGCCCAAATCGGTTCCAATCGGTTCGACAAGGTCTTTCGCACACCATTCGTTGAACTGCTGGTGCGTCATTTCTTCCAGCATTGCATCGACGTCTAGTGTCTTCTTTACATGTTCAGCCAGCCGCAGAGCCGTCAGGCGTCTGGGGCTGCGTCTGAGTTTTTTACGAGTGTTTCCAAGTCCTGCGACGTGAACCCACTGAGTTCGAGAGCCACGTTTACAAGTCGCTCAATCACGTCTCCGCGTTTCTGGCCGAGTTGTTCAATTTGTGCCAGCGTAAACAACTTGCTTCCGGCATCGTCTCTGCAGCACTCAACCAGAATTCGCTCACGAATCTCAGATTTCTGCTTCGCTCGCTGTGCCTTGCTCAGTTGCTGCTGCTTGTCTTCCCATTCGGTCCGTTCTCGTGGCGTCATGCCCCAAATTGGGATCACCTTGCCTTCACCGAGCTCCGGTACTGGCACGTCCCGTTTCGCACGTTCAAGAGCTGGAGCAGAAAGAAACTCATCAGCACTGACAACAGTTCGAGTCATTCACAATCATCCTCTTCGCAATAGTTCGGGCCGGGAATGTCGTTTCCGTCCTCGTCATACCCGAGGATTTCGCCATTTCGAAAACGCTCCCGGTCTTCTGGCTCAATTCCTTTCGCCAGCATTTCCCGAGACAATAAAACCTCTGCCCTCTTGTTCTGCCATCCAACGCAGCACGCCTCAGACTCTTCATCTACTGGCTCTGCGTCACCATTACCGACGAGCAATTGACAGGAACGCTTATCAACGTCGATCTGCGTTCCTGCGACCCAATACCGCCGGCCGTTTCGCGTCGTCATGCCGTCGGCATCGGCGACATGAGACGCAACCAGCAAGTCTTCACGAATCAATCGAATCATCATGTGGAGTACGACAGCAGTTGATCAAGTTTCAATGTGACGTCGGCTTTCAGACCGTCATTCATTGCACCGGTGAAACCAAACCCAACACCTGCGGAAGTGAATCCGCAGTTTGTTGTGCCAGTGTCTGCGAATTCAATTTCCCAGACACATTCAGCCGGTGTGGTGACCAGATCCGTGATTGCCTGATGACCAGCCAACGCAGGATCGTAGAAAATTGCGAAGTCAAAGGAACCGCCTTCGGAATAGCCGGTCTGGCTGTATTCCTTACCGGCTCCTGAGGTGTCGATCGTGGTTGAGTCGTAAGTTTCTGACTCAGCCCCGGAATGTGAAAACTCAGTGATCTGAGCCACGGCCGTCAGCGTTGACGCAATGGTCTGACGAATGACTGAGCCCTTTACTTTGACCTTTGCCATGATTGGCTATCCTCACGTTTCGTGGAAGTGAATATCACAGTCGAGTGTGATCACATAAGTTGGTGTGTCAGAGCCGTCTGTAGGTGGCTCGAGATCGTCTGATTCGCCATTCATCAATACCGCGTCAATGGTGTCTGTTCCTGCTGCTCCGGTGTAGTCGTCCAGATATCGTCTGACCGTCTTGGCCAGTGTTGCCACCTGCACGGACGTTTTTGCCTTGCAGTCAATGTCAAATGTCAGGAATCGAAAGTCTGAGGAACCGCCATCAATGCACGGGTTTTCCTCAGAGTTCATCTGTGTCAGAACGATGTAGGGAAATGCGGCTTTTTGTGGTGCGTGATTGACGTAGATACGACTTCCGACAATTGCGGAAATCGATGCATTCGCCGTCAGTAATGCGACCAAACCGGATTTCAAAACTTTTTGATCTTTCCTGCTTTGTCAGCCGCTTTTACCGCTGAACTTAGTCCGGAAGATACCTGCCTTACAAACATTCGCAGACCAGCTACCGCATAGGTTTTAATGATCCGAAGATGCATCGTTTTGTATGATGCCAATATTGAAGAAACGCTTTTAATCTTTTTCGGCATGCGACCGACGTATTTTTTCTTTCCGCCAGTGTCTACGCGTCCGATTGTTTTTCCGCCACGACGAACTCTTTTTGTTCCTGTGTATCGCTCATCAGTGCCGAGAAAAAACCAATGAGCATTCGCTGCACTGATACCGACGCCCTTTTTTCCGCCAGCCTTGTGCTTGTCATGCGACTTCGTCGTTCTCTTCGCTTTGGCTTCTGTCGCTTTGCCTACACCTACGCCCACTTTCGCAGTGATCTGACCACCATTGTATTTTCGCTTCGGGCGTCTCCACCCAATCGATTGCCGAGCGCCTTTGTAGCGTGACGGTATTTCTCCTTTGATCAGTTTTACGGCTGCTTTTGCAGAAGCAGATACCGCTTTCGTAATCTGCTTGGTTCTCATCCCTTTTGACAGGTTTTCAAGATTTTTTGATAACGCCTCCAGACCGCTGACAGTCGCCTTGTAATTGCCAGCCAGTGACCGAAACTTTTTGATTGAAGACTTTTCAGAC